GGCGGCATGGTCCGTGGATGCAAGGGCATCCAGATCAAAGGCAAAAACTTCAGCGGAACATACTAATGATTAATCTTGTGATCTCACTGGGCGAAATGCCTGTTGATAAGATGAATGAAAGCGGTGAGGGAAAAGCATGTCCTCCTGCTACGCAAGACATTGATCTTAATCTTAAAAACAGAAAGAAAGCGATTGACGAATACGACTACGGCCCACTTAACCCAGCGTTAGATGGTAGCGGTCAAAACGATGATTTCTGGATGACGATTGCTGATGAGTTCAACACAGATGTTGAAGCGGCACTTGAGAGCCGTTGTGGGAACTGTGCGGCTTTTAACATGAAATCCAGCATTCAGGATTGTATTGCTGAAGGAATTGGCGACGACGGCGCAGATCCATATGATGCGATTGAAGCAGGTGATATTGGGTACTGCCAGTTCTTAAAATTTAAATGCGCGTCTCAGCGTGTGTGCACAGCTTGGGTCTCAGGCGGCCCGATCACAGACGAAGACGATGGCTCGGAGCATGATATTTTATAATGGATGTTGTTCAATTTGCTCAAGCATTGTATAAAGTCATGCGAGAGCGCGAGGAAGACTTGTGCAATCAATTGGCAAACGGTACGGCTCAAAACTACGAGCAGTATCGCAGTATGGTAGGGGAGCTTCAGGGCGTTGCCTTTGCCATAACAGAAATGAAAGCCCTGCTGGAGAAGAGTGAAGACGATGTCGAAGACCTCCTTATTAGTTCCGGAGCACGTCGCAGCTAGTTTATCTGAAGAAGAAAAGACTGCGCCCGCAACGGACGAGAGCAAAAACGAATCGCTTGAAAAAGCATATATCGAAGAATCCGAACGGGTTCTTGATCCATCCCTAGTTAGCAAATCCCTCAAAGAAAGACTGCCAGAACCAACTGGTTGGCGAATTCTTGTGATGCCCTTCCAAGGCAAAAAGCAAACTGGCGGCGGAATCCTTCTGCCTGATGAAGTCGTGCAAAGAGAATCTGTTGCCACGGTTGTCGCTTATGTCTTAAAAATCGGACCGCTTGCATACAAAGACCCAAGCAAGTTTGGTGAAGAATGTGCACCTTGGTGCGAAGAAGGACAATGGGTTTGCATTGGCCGATACGCCGGTTCCCGCTTCAAGATTGAAGGCGGAGAAATCCGGATCATTAATGACGATGAAGTCATTGCCACGATTCTAGAGCCTGGAGATGTGATGAATGTCTGATCAAGAGAAAAATGAAGTAGAAGAGGTAGAAGTTGATGTTCCTGAGCAGGAAAGCACCGACCAAGGTGAAACTTCTGAAGCAGAAAGTGGACAGCCGGTTGAAGCAGATTCATCAGAATCTGGATCGGATGCCCCCGAACAAGAAGACGAGCTTGAGAGCTACAGCAAGAATGTCCAAAAGCGGATTAAAAAGCTGACAGAAAAGTATCGTCAAGAGGAACGCGACAGAGAAGAAGCTGTACGTCTTGCACAAAAACTGCGCGAAGAAAACGAGCAGTTAAAAACAAACATGCAAAACTCCCAGCAGGGTTACCTGAATGAGTACGGGCAGCGTTTAGAGAATCAACAAAATCTTGCCAAGCAAGCATACCGTGACGCACACGACCGTGGCGACGTGGATAAAATGTTTGAAGCGCAAGAAATGCTGTCGAAGATTTCGATTGAGCAAGAGCGTTATCGTCTTGCTAAACAACAGCAGGAACGAGTGCAGGTACAAAAAGAGCCTGAACCTCAATCCGCACCGACGCAACAGCCTGCGCAACAACAGCAACAAGCACAGGCAGAACCTGACCCACGGGCACAGGACTGGGCAAGCAAGAACGAGTGGTTCGGTCAGGACGAAGTCATGACATATGCCGCTTTTGGAATTCATCGTAAACTTGTTGAAGAAGAGGGATTTGATCCAACCTCAGATGAGTACTACAATGAAATCGACCGAAGAATGGCTACGGAGTTTCCGCACAAGTTCTCTGGTCAAAAATCCGGGAGAAGTGGACAGGTCGCATCTGCTGACACTTCAGCATCTCGTAAAAAACAATCAGGGCGCAGGAAAGTCAAGCTTAGTCCGTCTCAGGTGGCAATCGCCAACAAGCTTGGTGTCCCGCTTGAAGAATACGCAAAATACGTTAAGGACTGAGGAGACTGACAATGACAGAATCAAATACACGCACACCACGCGCAGCTAAGAATCGCTCAACTGAAGAGCGCAGAAAACCGTGGGCACCACCAAGTCGGTTGGATGCACCACCTGCCCCAGAGGGCTATGTACATCGTTGGATTCGGACATCGATCCGCAATGAAGAAGACACGATGAACGTCCACACGCGTTTGCGTGAAGGATGGGAACCGGTCAAAGCGGAAGAGTATCCAGACTTCGATTACCCAGTTCTTGATGAGGGTAAGCACGCAGGAGTAATAGGTCAGGGAGGCTTAATGCTTTGCCGGATTCCTGCGGAAACAGCACACGAAAGATCCGAGTACTACGGGATCCGGACCCGCGAATCCCTACAGCAGCTGGCGTGATCGATGATCTGCAAGCAGCCACGGGCGGTACCGTATCTATCTTGGGTGTGTTTAATGGATGCGAATTCGTAAGCTCAACCACTGGTGAAGTCGTATTTTCAAACAACTGGCCAGGTTCTGGCGCGGATTCAAACTTCCCCGTCAAGGCCTTTGTCTACGACAACCCTAATCAGCTGTTTACTATTGCTACGTCTAACGTAGTGGCAGGTGCCGATACTGAAGCAGAAGTTCGCGCAGCGGTCTTCGCAAATATTCAGTTGGCAGACGGCAACTCAGGGGACGACACAACAGGTATTTCTTCTGCAACGGCAGACCTCAACACAATTAATACTACTGCGGCATTCCCGCTTCGTATTGTTGGTGTTTTGGATGACGTAGAAAACAGTGATTTCACTGAAGCAGGTATTCCATTGATCGTCCGTATTAACAACCACTTCAATGCTCCGAACGGTTCTATCGTTCAGGGCAGTGTTAGTACAACTGGCGTATAAGGGGGCTTAACGATGGCTATTTCTCGCGCTCAACTAGCGAAAGAACTGGAGCCGGGACTCAATGCCCTCTTCGGCATGGAGTACTCTCGGTACGAAAACCAACACGCTGAGATCTTCACTACTGAAACTTCTGACCGTGCGTTTGAGGAAGAAGTAATGTTGTCTGGCTTTGGCTCTGCACCAACTAAGTCTGAAGGATCTTCCGTCAGCTTTGATGATGCACAAGAAGCGTACACAGCACGTTATAACCACGAGACTATTGCACTGGCATTCTCGATCACTGAAGAAGCGGTTGAAGACAATCTGTATGATCGTCTTTCATCTCGTTACACTCGTGCTCTTGCCCGTTCAATGGCACACACTAAGCAGGTCAAGGCTGCTTCTGTCTTGAACAATGCGTTCACAGGCGGATCCTTTGCTGGTGGTGACGGTAAGGCGCTTTGCGCTAACGATCACCCACTGACAAACGGTGGCACGTTTGCTAACGAGCCAGGAACTCCTGCTGACCTGAACGAAACTTCACTCGAAGACGCGCTCATCAATATTGCTGGGTTCGTAGATGAGCGTGGTTTGAAGGTTGCATTGCGCGGCACGAAGCTTGTGATTCCACGTCAGCTTCAGTTCGTTGCAGAGCGTCTGTTGGTATCAAACCTCCGTGTTGGTACTGCAGACAACGATGTCAACGCGTTGCGTTCTATGGGTATGTTGCCTGACGGCTATGCTGTCAACGACTTCCTGACAGATCCAGATGCGTTCTTCATCTTGACTGACACACCTCGTGGATTCGTCCACTTCGAGCGGACTCCTCTTGCAACTAACATGGAAGCGGATTTCGACACAGGTAACATGCGCTTCAAGGCGCGTGAGCGTTACAGCTTCGGATTCTCGGATCCACGTGCTGTATTCGGTTCGCCGGGCGCATAAGTAGTTTAAAAACTACTGATAAAAGGGGGCCTTGTGCCCCCTTTTTTATTGTGGTCTCATTGACTCGTTGAGATATTCCCTCTTAACAAGGTTACTTCCTATTGTTAGGGGCGCTATGCGCCCCTCTTTTTTATGTGTATACTTCACACAGGGAATCACAGTAGCTTGTTAGACAGGACATTCCCCCTGACGTTGCACAGACTAACAAGCGAAACCTTGTGCAAGAGGTAGAGACACATGGCTTCAACTACATTTTCTGGTCCAGTCACTTCAACCAATGGTTTTGTTGGCGACGTAACCGGCGACGTATCAGGCGTAATCACGCTGACTTCTACAACAACCGCAGAACTTCCAACAGCTTCTGAAAACACAGGCGCTTTGTACGTTATTACTGATAACGGGGCAGGCGACGATGAGTTTGCGTTAGTTGTTAGTAACGGTACTGCTTGGGTTGCTGTTGATACATCAGCCTTAAGCTGATAGGAGATAAGACATGCCTCTCTCCGATATTAAGGCGAAACGTGTCACCGCAACGGGAGCGGTCGAAATTGGCCGCGCCCGTATTCGTCAGCTTCAAGTTCTTGTTGGTGCAGGTGCTGGCCGTTTGACGATTACAGACGGTGATGGCGGCGAAACTGTGTTGGACTTGGATTTTGCTCAGTCAGATACACATTCGGTCAACATCCCAGATAATGGGGTGCTTTGCACAGTTGATCCGTTTATCTCTGTTGCAACCAATGTTTCAGCCGTCACAGTTTTTCACTCGTAGGTAATCAAAATGGCGAACGTTCTCCGGTCAATATCACAAGTCGGAACTACGGAGCCTTTTGAATTGCAGGTGGCTCGAGGCCAGATTCCGGGCCACTCTTTTTATCACGGCATTGGAGCCAATGCCGACATTGACACTGCGACCGATCCAGAAACTGTCTGGACCGAGGGCGGTGTTTATCCGTGGTCTTCATTTGCTACCGCTCAAGTTCTGTACGCAAAGTCATCAGATGCCGGGGACACTGGCACGTTGGTAATTAACGGACTGGACGCGGATTACAATTTACAAACGCTCGAAATAACTATGGACGGCACCAATGTTGTCAACACGGGGTCTACTACATTTATCCGAGTTCACAACATTCTGTATACTGATGGCGCGGCGAACCTTGGAAAAATAACACTGCATGTCACGAGCGGTTCTGGAACCGTGGTTTCTGGGATCTTGGCTGGTTTTGCTAAATCCTTACAGGCAATCTACACCGTGCCTGCTGGGTTTACGGGTTATTTGTTGGCCGGAGACTTCAGCATCAACAAGGAGAAGGATGCGGTTGTCGAGTTTTTTGTTCGCCCGTTTGGTAACGGCTTTATTCTTCAGCACACCGCTGAAGTCTATCAGTCCGTCTACCGGTACGATTTTCCAATACCTATTCCGCTGACTGAAAAAACAGACTTGGATGTCCGTGCACTTGTTTTCACCGATGACTGTCGCGTCACATCGAATTTTGATTTATATCTCGTCAAGAACGAAGGACCCTTATAATGGCGAAAGTCGATAAGGACAAGATGAAATGCAACAAACCCCGTCGGCAAAAGTCCGGCGGTAAGAAGTTTGTTGTTAAGGCCTGTAAAGACGGTAAAGAGAAGATCATCCGTTACGGCGACGCTGACATGAGAATTCGCAAATCAAATCCGAAAGCGCGTAAATCTTTTCGTGCTCGTCATGGATGCGATAAGGGAACCTTGGATAAACTCAAGGCAAAATACTGGTCATGTAAGAAGTGGTAGTCATGAAAGCAGAGGACGTTCTTCAACAGCTAGAAAAACACGAGGCCGAGTGCAATCTTCGTTATCAACGAATCGAAGAAAGACTTGATGACCAAAAGAAAACGCTCGACAAACTTGACCTTAGACTGTGGGGCCTAGCGGCTTTAATAGTTGGTTTGGCGGTTGCTGAACGGTTAATTTGATGACGATCAGTCGATCCCAGACGGCAAAGCAGGTGACAAAGGCACCGGGAGGTAAAGAAGTGGCAAAGAAATCCAAGAAAAAGAAAGATAATAAGATTTGTCCTGAAGGCAAGGCATGGGCAAAGCGCACCTTTGACACTTATCCCAGTGCGTACGCAAACATGGCTGCCAGCAAATATTGTAAAGACCCCAACTACGCAAAAAAATCTAAGAAGAAATCCAAGAAGACACAGAAGAAAGCAAGCGGCGGTCTTGTAAGGGTGTTCTAATGGGTGAACTTAAAAAATGGCGTGAACAGAATTGGGTCCGCATCGGAACAGATGGCGAGATCAAGGGTAAATGCGGAACCAGTAAAAACAAAAAGAACCCCGACCGCTGTCTTCCACGTAAAAAGGCAGAGAGTTTGTCAAAAAGCGAGCGGGCAGCCACTGCAAGAAAGAAGAAGAAAGCAGGGTCCAAGGGTAAGCAGGTGGTGTCAAACACCCCTAAAGCAAAAGTAAAAAGTAAAAAGACAAAAAAGTCTTGATAAACAAATGGATTGAAGAGTGGGTTGAGCAACTTGCTAAACCTGACGACCAGACAAACGGGGTACCGCAGTGTCCCTTTGCCAAGCAGGCGTGGCAAAAAGGACAAGTGAGTGTCCAGACAGATCAAGATCTTTGGGGTCTGGTCTGTCGAGAGATTGCACAGTTTGACTGTACACATAAGGTTGTCATGTGTGTGCAAGAAGAGCCGGAGCAGGACTACTTTGAATTGGAGGCTGGCTGTAACGCGTTGAACCGCTGGCTGGCCCATAACGGCAAAGATATTTGGTTGCTGTCGTATCAAGAAGACAGGACCATTGTGTTTATACAGACGTTGTCTGACTTAGATGACGCTGCGGACATACTCCAGAAGTTGGGGTACTATGACAATTATCCGGCTGATGATTATCAGCGTTTGATCAAACAACGGAGAGAACTCCGAAGGAGACTTTAAAATGCCTGGAATGATGCGTGGAAAGAAAGCCCCTGTGAAGAAAGCTCGCGGTGGCGTTGTTAAGAAGGCTCGTGGCGGCACAGTCAAAAAGACTGAAGAAAAGAAGATGATGCGTGGCGGTACAGTCAAAAAGATGCGCGGCGGCATGGTTAAAAAGGGCAAGAAGTGATGGCGAAGAAAATGAAGCGTGCTTGCGGCGATGTTAGTCCTCGCAAAAAAATGGCGATGGAAGGCACGATGAAGGCTGACGTGCCGCGCAAGTTTCAAGCGGGCGGCATGGTAAGCAGTGTTTCTCCTGAGCGTGCAATGCAAGTTGGCCGTGAGATGGCGGCCAAAATGGCAGGCATGCGAGGCCAGCCAATGTCTTCTGGTCGCATGCGTCCGCGGATGCGCCGAGATCGGATGGTGTAAATGGCAACTTCAGGGTCACGCGACTTTGATCTAGATGTTGCGGACATTATCGAGGAAGCATATGAAAGATGCGGCCTCGAAGTCCGCACAGGCTATGATGCAAAGACTGCTCGCCGTTCGTTGAACATCATGTTCTCCGAGTGGGCGAACCGTGGCGTAAACCTTTGGACGGTCAAGCAGGGCACTCTTAGCTTGATTTCTGGCACGTCGGATTACGATGAGACGAATGGCCTTGCCTCTCCGATGAACGATATCTTAGAAGTTGCGCTCCGCCGGAACGGCACAGACTTTGAGGTAGACAGAATCAGTCGTGGGGAATACTTGAACATTCCCAACAAAACGACTACAGGAAGGCCTTCTCAGTTTTACTTCAACCGTCAGACCAGCCCTGAACTTAGTCTTTGGCCAACGCCGGACAGTGACACCGATGAGCTGGTGTATTACTACATCACTCGTATTGAAGATGCGGACACCTCGCAAAACACAACAGATGTTCCGTACCGGTTTTTGCCTTGCATGATTGCCGGGCTTGCTTACTACCTTTGCTTGAAAAAAGCACCGGACCGGGTTCAGCTGTTAAAAACCGTGTATGAAGAAGAGTTCCAGCGGGCGGCTAACGAAGACGAAGACCGTGTATCTTTAAAACTACAACCTGACATTCAGTACATTAGGTTCTAAAAACATGGCGCGTTATGCTTCTGGGAAATATGCGTATGGTTTATCGGACCGGGTGACGACATCATGAGTTTTACATACGCTCAGTTAAAGCAAGCAATTCAAGACTACACTGAGAATGATGAGACAACCTTCGTCAACAGCTTGCCCATATTTATACGGGCTGCTGAAGAGCGTATTTTTAAAAATGTGCAGCTGTCGTTTTTTAGAAAAAACGTGTCAGGAAGTCTTACTGCATCAAACCAGTTTCTTGCAAAACCAAGCGATTTCTTGGCGCCGTTTTCTTTGTCATATACAGACGCTG